ATCAGCCGTTACATTTGTATAAATAGTTTGAGAGGTGTTCTTCATTACGTAAGAAGCACCAATAACATGGATCTCTACGCTTCGTTCTCCTGGAGAATAAAGTGGTTTAATGTGGTGCACATATCCGTTAAATGATCTTTCAAACCCTTCTGGAGTAAACAAAGAAATAGTAACAGGTGACATTGGGGCAATATCGTCATAAGAGATTTCCCAATCTTTAAATAGCAATACTGCGTACTCGTGCTCATACCTAGTTTGTTTTAAACTAAATTCATAAACTAAACTTGGTTTAACAATGCTAAAAGGAAAGTCAACGGTTACGTACTTAAACATTAATTAAGATCCTTATAACCGTTCCAGCCGGTACGCTTGCCGTGTCTTTAACTTGAGGGTTAAACTCAGGGATTAACCACCAAAGTCTTGGGGTTTTATAATACTTATTTGCTATTTGGTCTAGACGTTCACCGTCTTCAACTATGTGCTCAATAAAAGGAACAAACCCAAATTGAGCAAATTCATAAAATACAACAGGAAGAGCATCACCATTTGGCTCAAGCACTATAAAGTCTACTGTTGAGTCTTCGTACCTAGACCCTCTATAAATTGCCATGTTTACTCCTTATTAACTTGACCAAAGCCAGTGTAAACCCAAAGATCAAACGCAACTTCTGTTCGTAGTGGGATCATGTTAGTGTTAAATGAAGAATGTTTAAAAGAAACAGATTGAAGCCAGCCAACATAAGATATAGGGTTTAGGTTCTTAGTTGATGGTCCAAATTGAACCGCAGTAAGCGCTGGGTATAAGTAGCCAAGGTCGTATGTTTGTCTACCCAATGGGTTAGTTGGTTGGATATTGGCAAATATAGTTCCTGCGTTTAGCATTTTAAAGATGTATTCAACATCATGCATAGTTCCGTAAGTCATAAGCTCCTGTAACTTATCAGGAAATGGTCTTAAGTTTTGATTAAGGCCATTAAGGTAATGCTTTTCATACTTATTGGCTACAGCTTTAATATCTTGATTGTTTCTGTGGAAGTCTCGATGGGCGCAAGCAAAGTCGTTTGTTCGGTCTATAACTAAACTAAAAGTTATGTGCTCAGTGCTTGGGAATAGACCAACTACAGAACGGAATCTATCTCCAGCATCTGGAACAACCTCTGGGTTGGTGCTAACGCTAACTGAAATGCTGTCTGGGTTCCATAAAAACTGAAAACCAGCAGGTTTGTATGATTTAGCTACTTGTGAGTACGCTGAATCCCCAGCGGCTTGCTGAGTTAAGTATAGATCTCTTGTTAAAGCTGAAGTTCCACTATTTCTAATACTTTTTCCACCTTCATTTTTAGTATTAGATTTACTATCACTTTGAGTAGTGTCAGTTGCTTCAGCTGAAAGTAACTCTGAAAATAACCACATCTTTCCTCTACGTTGAGAGTGAGCAGCTGTGACATCTGAGGCGCCATCTAACTTACCTGGGTTTAAAGGAAGGCTCCACTGGTGAGGTGGTAGGTTAAATTCCACCCCATCTGGAGTAGTTTTGCCAGAGTTCTTTGTGCCTTGATCAACTACTTGCTTTTTTACCGAAACATCTTTTTTAGTTTTAGTTAAAGACTTACCAAAGGCTCCACCTGGGGCTATAACACCTGAAAAATCGTATACTACTTTTGTTAAGTTTTTCAAAGCGTTTAAAGAAGTTGTAACTCTATTGTTTAGAGCAGGAGTACTTTTAGCAGCACTTTTACCGCTAGTTGTATTTCTTGGTACTGTTGGTCCCACAGCCATAACACGTCTCCTTAACTAACTTTTGCTTTGTTTTGTAAATTGTTTTCTTCTAAAGCTTTTTGAATCTCTTTAGCCAGTGACTTGCCGTCTACTTTCGCATTTCCTGGGAGTATGACTTCAACCTTAACTCCACCATAATTAACTACACTTCCAGAAGCCATTCCTGACATTCCCCTAAATAAAGAAGGCATAAAGGCAGCCATTCGTGAGAAGAAACCGCCACCGGAACTTGATTCTGAAGAACTTACGGTGTTAATGCTAGAACCAGCTGAGCCTCCGCTGTCTAAACCAAGACCTTTGGCAGTTGACCAGCCTCCCCAATCTGTTCCTCCTTTAGACTTTTCATATCCAGCCATTACGTTAAATAATGGATCATCTAAAAAGTTAGCATTACGCATTGGGTCATTGTATTTAGAAGGGTTCTTTAAAGATCTAATTTGGAACAGTCCTATGCTTGGGCCCCATTTTTCATCTTGAAGGCCAACATCTCCTTTTGCTCCAGTTCTTCTTGCGGATTCAGCTCCAATGATGGACATAGCATCACCAATGCTTGAACCTTTAAAGCCAGCGTAAGCTAGCATTTCTTTTACTTTGTCAGAACTTAATCTGCCCTTATCATCTAAATCTTTATTAGACCAGTTTGGATGTGGGTGCTGGTGCACAAATCCACCTTCGTGTCTAGCTCCAGCAAACCTTAATTCATGATTTGGAACTACATATCCATCTACTTTTGGTACGAATAGTTCTGGCCCCATTTCGCCTACAAGATAAGCGTTACTTGAACTAGTAGCACCACCTGCGGCTTTACCGCCACCAAATAACTTACCTCCAATAGAGTCTAAGAATCCGGCAATAGCTGCGCCAGGTGTTCCAAATCCAAGCAAGTTATTTAATCTAGATAATGACTCTGCAAGGACATTTGCCGCTTCATTAGCTTTTGTTAAACCATAGGTCTCAGCTCTAGCAACAGATTGGATTCCACCTAACTCTCCAGCTGCTCTAGCTGAAGCAGTTGTCATTCCTTCGGTTGTAAACCCAAGCTCTGTAAGCTTTTCTTTTGTAGCTAAGCTATATGCGGATTGACCACCTGTCATAGCTTTTGCTACTAGCATTTGAGCAATAATATTACGAGCTAATGGGTCATCACCAATAAGTTGATTTAACATAGAATGCAATGAACGTCCTGGAAGCAACGCTCTTTGTATATCATCTTTGGTGATTGGGCTGCCACCTAGTTTTTGAGAGTTTATTCTATTCCAAATTTGATCTGCAATTGTTCTTGGATCTTTAGGTCTACCTGTTGTTGAGTCAGTAACTGATAAGCCCAGCATCATGGCTCTGTTTTGTCTAGTTGGATCCATAAACGCATTGAATAAAGACGTAGCTGTTTTTTCATATCCAGCTCCAGGAACTATATTAGACATAGCTCCAGCGCCTTGTAGGAATGGGTCAGCCTTTGGGTCACCCATAATTCCAAAGTTGTTTCTATAAGATAACTGCTGTAAACCAGCGTAAACGTCTAAAGGATTACTAATTGTAGATCTTTGAGCTATTTGTCGTACGTACTGGCTAGCAGCGTTGTACCTTCCAGTTAAATCATCTCCAGGCATTCTGGGAGCTTGACCTTGGGCGCCACTTGGAAACATTCCAGCTAATCTAGTGTTAGCATAATTTACAAAGTTAGCAGCTTGTGCTCCAGGCATTGCAGACACAGTTGCACCTAAACCACTTAGAGCCATTCCGCTAAATGAAGGCTGTCCACCAGCGCTACCACTATTAGCAAATGGAGGGTTTACTACGTTACCCGCACCATACGGTGGGTTAGGTCCGCCTACACCTTGAGCTAAATTAGTAAAGGTAGGTTTAGGCATGACTGTATGAGAGCTGCTAACAACAGCTCCACTACCAGTGGTACCACCAACTTCTTGAAGACCAGCTTTAACTGCATTAGCAATTAAACGTCCTAAATCATTGATGTTTGCCATTTCACCTCCTACTTACGCTTAGCTCGTTCTAACCAATTCAATCTATCTCTTCTTGATAGATCTCGTATATCAGATAAAGACCATCCGGTAAAAACTCTAGATAGTATCTCGTACTGATCCATTAAATCTCTATATTGGGTTTCGCTATACTCGAAACAAGTCAGCCAGGTTCAGCGGAATACTCATTGTTTCTCCGCATGCCTCACAGACCTTTTTCACCTCCCCAAGGCGTGGTCCAGGAAGGTTATTCATAATACTTGTTAACAAGGTATCTCTATCAACAACACCTAGTTTTAGTACTGTAGATGCGCCAGCAGATGGTTTGTCATTAACAGATAATAAACAACCAGCTATAACAATTGTATTTATTTCTGGGCCTGTTTTATCTAAGTTTTCCATAATCTTGCGTTGTAACGCTCCAGTTGGAAGTGTTAATACCGCAAACGTTCCATCTTTTAATTCTACAGACCAGGTTCTACCAGTGGCTTCATCAAACTCTTTTACAGGAACATCATCTATTAAATTAACAGAAATGTCTTTTGTGTCCGAGCAAGCTCCGCATGTAACGTTTAAACTTACCGTTTCTCCAAAAGTTACTCTTCTAATACCAAGAAGAATTGCGTCTCTATCACCAGCTACTAAAGAATCTAAATCTTCTTTTGTTGCCGGAGTGTCTCCTAGAGACACAAGACCTCTTTGTAGAATAACGTTAAGTGCTTTTCCTGAAGAACCAGCTTTAGCAATAGCTTCTTCATCAGAACCGTTAAGTTCTTTAACTTCTGCTACTTTAACTGTTTCACCTGCTTTATTAATAAATCCAGTAACTAAGGTTACTTCGTTACTGGCAGGAGCCCGTGTGCTAATAGCAACAGCGGGCTCCTCCATAGCCTTACTTGCAAATTGTGATATGAGTTCTGCATCAGTTATGATGTGAGGTTGTGACACTTTTTATACTCCTTATAGGTTAATTAAACTACTGGTGTAAAGTCGCTCTTTACAAAGAATGCTGACAAGCCCTCATGGACTAATGTCATATTCTCAAACAAGATTTCTCCAGCTCCAGCATTTAGATCAGAATAGTTTAGCGAACTAATCCAAGCATTATGCACTTTGAATCCAATACGAGGAACGTCGTCTACAGCATTTAATGTGGTAACAGCGTTTCCTGCATTTGGGTGATCTAGCACGTATAGGTTTACGTTTACACGGAAGCTTTTTCCAGCACCGGTAGCTAAGCCATTACCAGCAGCAGCTGAGAATAGTCCACGTACCCAAGTCATTGCTTGGTCATTGCCGTACATAACACCACGTTGAAAACTGACTGGTGAAAATGTAGTCATTCCAGGGATCTGATGTACGGTTGTGTTGTATCCACCTTCACGGTATGTGAGGGCTTGAATGTTTGTAGATAGGCCAGATACAGAAGTGAATCCACCAAACCAGCCGGTAGATTTACCGGATACTGGTGGCGTCTTTGCTGCTGACTTGCTGGTGATGCGCTCATCAAACGCACCTCCATCAACTGCACTAAATTCCGCATAGAAGCGAAAGCTTCTAATTGGATCAGTAGCAATGCTGGAGAATCTATTGATTATGCTTTCAGTCATTGGTTATTTTCTCCTTACGCCGTAGTGACGGTGGTTCCGCCATCATACTGACCAATTTTGATTATTACGAACTCAGCTGGACGCTGCAATGCAACGCCAACCTCAATGTTCACTTCTCCATTATCAATGGAGCCTTGTGAGTTTGTCTCACCATCGCACTTAACAAAGAAAGCTACATCTGGTGAAGAGCCGGCAAGGCCGCCTTGTCCCCAGAACTCTGTTAAGAACGCTGAACATGTGTTTGTGATTTGACGCCATAGTCGAGAATCATTTGGCTCAAATATTGCAAACTTTGTTAAGTCAGTTAATGCTTTGCTTAAATAGATTAAAGTTCTACGAACTGGAATGTATTTATCTGCGTATCCTGCCTTAAGTGTCTTTGCTCCCATAACAACAATTCCGCTACCTGGAACGAATCTAATTGCGTTCACTGGAGCTGCTGCTGAGTTCAAAGAATCTAACTGAGCGTTTGTTAAACTTGCAACAGATGTCGCGCCAGCAACTCTAGCATTTAAACCAGCTGGAGCTTTAAACACACCTCTTGATGCGTCTGTTGATGCGTACACACCAATAACTGCTGATCCAGCACCTACAGGCAGTGTTGCGCTTGTGATAACTGGGTCAGGAATAACGATGTTAGGGTAATAAACAGCTGCATATGAGCTTGGTGTATAAGATGCAGCTCTAGTTAACTGGTTAGCAACAGTATCGTTAATACCATCAATAACCAAGAAAGCATCTTTTCTTTCCTCACAGTATTGAATTAATGTGTTTACTGCTGAGGCTGATACTACGCCTGGTGCGTTGAATAGAAGTGAGTTTTCAACTGTATCAAAGCTTTCAAAACCTTCTAGAACGTTTGCATCGGTAACCGCAGAGCCGTTTGATCCTGCTGTTAAAGACTGATTAGTTATTACAGCTGGGTTTTTGGTAGCACCTGTACTAGAAGATGCAGCATCTACTGCAGTAATGTACAAAGAACTTCCATTAATTAATGAAACTGCGTATCTAGCGTCTGGGTAGGTCATTGTTAAATCAGTGTATCTTTCAACAATGTTTGCATTGTCAGTTCCACCGTAAAACACGGTTAAATCAAAATAACCAGTTACAGTTGAGTTTGAGATGCTTACGTTAATGTTGTTTCCCCAAGTACCAGCATTTCTAGCATTTATTGTAAGAGTTTCGTCTGGGGTATTAGCGCGGTCTAACAACACTCTAGTTGATGCTGCAGCTCCAGT